ATACTCCTACCTTTCATCGTAGTCGTAGAAGCGATAGCGACACATGGAAGTATACCCTTAGAAGCACCTGTGAACCCATACACAGAATTCATACTGATTTTATAAGCCAGCTGCTTACCATTATACATTTGTTTCATCGCACCAGTAGATTTGGCCATATCTTTTTTTGCTTGTTTTCTAAATGCCTTGAGTTCTAGTAAAATACTGGGCAAAATACTTGGAACATTCTGCGCAAACGTGTGTTCTCCAAATGTTTCGTATTCAATTCCCGGTAGATTTTTATATTTGGGATCAGTGACTAACGTTGAATAACAGAGATTATGTGCCATCATGATACTAGGATACAATCCTTCAAAATCCAAAGCAGTGATAGGAGAATAGTACGCACCTGTTTGAGCTTCAAGAACTGTAGCTCCTACGTAGCCAGTATTATCTACATGACCATATTCGTATGTAGGTACTTTGAATCCCATTTCTCTCGCCTTTTTAGTTAATTGACTAAAGACTTTGATTTGCTGACCCCTTTCAACTAAATAAGAAAGTGGAACCCAAGTAGCTTTAGCCATCTCTAGTAGATTCATCAAAGTACATAATTTAGAAATAAGTCTATGAGGAAGTAAGGTATCCTTAATACAATACTCTGCAACCTCCCTAAGTTTAACAGGATCACCATCCTCGTAACGCCTAAACATTTCTTTGGGTGCCATATCAATCTTATTATCCCCTAAATAGAGTTTAGAAACGTTATCAAGTTTATACGAGTCTAATTTATACTCCCGTTTAACTTCGTGAAATAGATCAAATACAAATCGTCCAGGCATTGACACTAATTTTAAATCATTGTCCCCCAACGCACTTGATGATAGCTTCTTACGAGTCAATGTACACGTGTAATCGCGTAATTTACTCATACGATAGAACGCCAATGGACAATTATTTACAATTCCACGCTCCATTAAATATTCCAAATCAAAACCGAAAATATTCCACCCCGTTATTATATCTACATCAAATTTGTTTATGTATTCGGCAAATCCCATAAGAAGATCACGTTCAGTAGAATAACTAACGATATTACATCCATCTAAATTAGAATCCGTCTGTTTATAACAAAGACATGTTTTGTCATATGGCTCTTCTTCACCAAAACGAAGTAACGAAATTGCAATTTGAAAACATGCATCTCCTTTAATAGTAGGATCTGGAAATTTACCAGTGGAACTATAACATTCGATATCAAGAGACGCAACAACAAACGGCGCTATGTCGGTGGAGTCTACCGGTTTTAGATCTTCCCAATTTTCACATTTTAAATCTATATCGGTTTTTGTATCATAGGCAATTTCACAGACACCACCAGTATCAACCCACCCAGTAGATTGTATTCCAGTACGATGCATCAAACGTAATACGGGGTCTACATTCGCTTCAAAAATTTTCAGCTTACACGACAATCCCGATATAGGTTTACGTAAACGATTACTTATAAATCTTCTTGAAAGCAAATTTTTACAATGTATTTGAAGAAAATAACTATCTTCACCATTTTGAAATCCCTCCATATCTTTAGCTTGTACAGTGTCTATATTTTCAATATCCGGACAAGTTCTATTTACACATTGAATAACAGAATTGGGAGTCATTGAGGCTGGCACTTTTATAAAGAAATATGGTATAAACTTAGTTGATACACACACAGAGTCACCTTTCAGAGTTTTACCAAAAAGTCGAATAATATGCTCCTCATTTTCGTCACGAGCGTCCCATGTGAGAACTTGAAATTGAACCATACTTCGTTATAGAGCTAAAATTTTAATATCATTAATTAATAAATGTCAGCTGCGTTGATCGATTTAGTATCTAAAGGGGTTCAGGATGTCTTTTTAACAGGGACCCCCGAAGTATCATTTTTCCACCAAAATTATAAACGTCACACAAATTTTTCCATCAAACCCGAACGCCTAGATTATGTAGGTACTTTCGCCAACGGTAACGAAGTAGTTGTTCCGCTACGAACCAAAGGTGATCTTCTCAATTACATATGGATAGAGGCCGAAGGTATAGGTAGTACCCGAAATAACGCCACGGGATTCTTTAGTAAAGATGCTAGCCCCACCGAATTTTCTTTATGGATTGGTGGTCAGGAGGTGACGCGTCTGGATTCACTTTATATCCAGGGTGTACATAATCTTCTGTATAAGCAAGATCAGGCTAAATCCTCGTCGGCACTCACTCTCGACGAAATCCCGGAAAATGCGTTAGGAAAGGGTGACAGTGCAGACCACTACGTCATACCTTTCTTTTTTTCCGAAGACTGGACAAAATCTCTCCCTTTAACCGCTTTACAATACCATCAGGTGGAGTTGCGGATTAAGTGTAGGGATGGTGGAACTCCGTTTGTTCCTGGTAGTACACCCAAGATTTACGGTACATATGTATACCTTGATTCAGAAGAGCGTGATATCATTGTCGATTACAACCACGAACTTCTCATAACACAAACCCAATATCAACCGATGTCTCCAAATGATACCGATATTGATCTTACTTATTTTAATCACCCAGTAAAGGCTGTTCACATTGTATCTTCGGAAGCTGACGGCGAAAAGTGGGATAAGAATTGGACATTTGACACTGCCACTTTATATATTAACGGTACTCCTTTATTCGAGAATATGTCTTCTACTTATCATCACAACGTGGTACCCGAAATGCACTGCACGGCACTCCCTCCGAGCGCTTTAAGCACCGTATCTACTTACACATGGCCATTCTGTCTCACGTTAAATAAGTCACAGCCTAGCGGTTCACTTAATTTCAGTAGGATTGATAACGCCAAATTACAATTATCTGGTAATTCTACTCGTAATGGTAATTATGTCCGCGCGTATGGAGTCTCCTATAACATACTCAGGGTAAAGGATGGTATGGGAGGTGTAGCATTCTCTAACTAAATACTCATATAAATATTTTTTTAATATAATTAACCCGATGAACCGAAACCACGCGTTCCGCGTTCAGTATCTTCAATATCAGTAACCTCCTCGATAAGAGGCGTTTCACATTTTTCAAGAATAAGTTGCGCAATACGATCACCTTGTTTAATCTCGAATTTTTCACTCCCCTGATTAAACAATATGACTTTAAGTTCGCCGGTATAATCTGGATCTATAACTCCCGCACCGGTTTGAATACCATGTTTCACAGCAAGACCAGATCTAGGAGCGATACGCCCATAGGTACCGATTGGAATTGTCGCAGCTATACCTGTATTTACAATTCCACGTTCCATTGAAGGAATATACATATCTATTGTACTGTACAAATCGTACCCAACCGAGCCAGGTGATGCCCGTGTAGGAATAATCGCGTTAGTCGCTAGACGCTTGATCAAAAGCTTCATTATAATATATACGCGGAAAATCTTTATGTATTTTTGCGATTCCGTAAAAACGCACTGCGTTTACTAAGACATACACATAACATATCAATTAGAAATTTAGAATGATTATTGTAAATGGATAAGATAATAGAAGGTATAGGCATAACGAGTTCAGTTTTGATCACGATTATGTTTGTTCCTCAAATTGTTCACGTATATATCACAAAAGATACACGAGCTATAAATTATACATTCTTGAATATAAATCTTCTCGCAAGTTTTCTAGGTTTGATTTATTCCATGTATTTCGCGGTGATTCCTATGATCGTATCGAACACGTCAGCCGGTTTATTCTCGGTTTCGTTGATAAGTATGAAATATTTCAACAATAATCCACCGGATACATCGGAAGTATAAAAAGAACCTAAGTAGAACCTATAAATGTCAATTTTCATATAAAACGATAACCAACATGGAAGATCTCCAAAGTCTTATGACCTGCCTCGATGCCATCTCCAACAAGATTGGAGATGGCATGTATTTGGACATGGCTGACAAAATGAAACGCATCCACGACAAACTCAACGGTAACAAACCGTTCCACGAGGACTCCTTCTACTACTCCGACGAAGACGACAGCAACAGTGACGATGACAGTGGCTATGACAGCGACTATAACGAGCGAGCACGCCGACAGGTCAGCATTCAAATCATCCGGGATCATCTTCTTGATTATGTGAGGAGCATGCATCAGGTGTGGGTGGAGGTTCAGAAGTGGGAAAATGAGGTGAAGAAAGTGATCCCACTTATCAAGCGTATGTCTGCGCTTCGAAAGGCTGAGGCTATTCATGCATTTTGCCGAAAATGCTACACCACTGGAAAAGTTGAAGATGACGCAGCCTTGATTGGAAACATCTCTGGATACACTTTTCGCGGAGCCTGGACTTGGGAAAGGTTGGTGGACAACGGTCTTCGTGCGATCGTGATGGAAATTGGAACGGAGGCGGAGATTGAAAAGGCGAAGAGAAAGAACATGCACTACGACGACCTTTCCCTCGCAACGCTTCGAAAACTTCCTGCGTTTGAAAAGAAGATTTACGACGACTATCAATACGGGTACAATGAGGAGATTCTTCAAAATCGTCGTGAAGCGAATGCGAAAGTTCGCGAGCATGAAGAATCTATGCAAAGGTGGGAGATGTGCGCGAGGGAAGAGGAAAACAAGTTGAGGGAACTTGGTGCCCGTGTCTATGATCGTGATAGATGGGACGCGGAAGCCCACGATTTTTGGGTGGATGACATCAATGGACGATTGGTGAATGGTCCTTAAAGAATTTAGCAGTGTATTATAGTAATGAATGTACTTCAGAATGTAATGCAAATTATAGACAGTATATCTGATAAGATTCCCGAGAATGTCTACCTAACTCTATGCGCCGAACTAAAGAAACTATACTCACTCATCCCGGATAAAGTTAGACCAGCCCTTTCTAGAACAAATAGTGCCGCCAACATATCTTCAGCATCACCAGCGAATGGGTTTTGGTTTCGTTAGGAAAATATTGCAGTATTTTAAATGAACAAGAACGCCGAAAAATGTGGGTGTTTTTCGTTTAATAGAGATACGGTACCTGCCAAAGATCGTAGAACATGGAAAAACTACTTTTTTCCTAATAATGAAATGCGAGTCATAAATAAGAGTGAGTACGAAGTGTATGTAATTATAAGTCCAACAGCTAACTTCAAATTATCAGAATTAAATATTCAGCGTTTAGGAGGTGTTAAATTTGAAAACAATGGTGTAACAATCAGAAGTCAGGGTTCAGGAATTAAACCTGATGATAACTGGACACTTACAATTGAAACGAGGAAGGTGTATATAACCGTATTTGTAAGAACTGAACACGGTTGGATACAATGGAAAAAGAATATTTATGTTAACACTCGACGTGATGATTTTATGATTAAACGTGACATTGAACCATATGGTCGCAAATTTTATACAGATGATGAATTTGACAAATTACTAGGGAACTAAGCTAAATCTATCTATGGACGTAAATTAAAATTATAACCTAAGTCGAGCTTAACTTTTATAATTTTCAACAAACAAAACCAACAATCGACAACATGCTCTTTGAGATCCAACGCGCTTGCCCCCGACCCGGCCAATCCCGAGTCATCGCATCCGGTCCTTCCGCGATAAAAACTTTGGAGCGTCTCACGACCCTGCTCCCCAACGCTAAAGTCAGCGTTGAAACCCTTACCATTCCAGAAATTGAACCCGAAGAAGATTTCCAAGTGAAACTCAATGAAATCCCAAATGATCCGAGTCAACACGTGGTTCGTTACACCGACGACGATGATATCACTCTCGCACAACTCAAGGAAAATCTGGAAGATAACATGACTCTCGCAGAGATTAAAAAACGAATCGAAAAAGAAATGCGTTCTTCCAATAGGAAGACTGCTAAAATCAAAAAAAATCTTGAGGAAATTCGTCTCGTTTGCGAAAACGTAGATGTCATGAAGGAACATGACATCACCGAAAAGAATGATGACGAGTCTCGACCCCGCGCACCTAAATGGGAAGGGGATGAAATGACTTTTTACTCTAATATGAGTGGTCATTTACCCAATTTTTAGATATCCAAAGTTTAGAATTTAATAACTCGATTAAATGGAATAGGTTCATTAATTCTTCGCATCATATAACCCGAAGTTCCATCAGCGGACTGTTGTGGCGGCACGTCTTCCGGTGGTGTGTTCGACGCCATGTCGTCTGTGACAGGGTCTTCAACGGATTCGGTTTCCTGATTACCCGCTTGACTATTTTCCGTGTTACTAGTCGTAACGGATTGTTGTTGTTTTAGCTCTTCTATTTGTGCTATTAACGCCTTTATATTCTCATCACTGAATTTAGGCGGTTCTTCATCACTTTCCTCGTCTTCCTCATCTTCCTCACCTTCCTCATCTTTGTTACCTTCAAATAAATCTTCGAACCATTCACCGAAACATTTAC